ATTATCTTCAAAGGTTAATAAAACCATTCGGTGCGCTGAAGATTGCCATTAGGCGCACTATCCCAGGCAGATCCGAACAAAAACAAACCTACATTATGCTTTCTTTTCAATTGCAATCATATAAATCCAAACTATTCATCCATCCCTTCCTTTCGCTTACTAACGACACAAGAATTATAAATATCCGTGTCGTTAGCTTGTTGTTTATTAGAAATATCATACACAAAATCTGTATAATCAAAAGAACTATCAACTCCATTGTCCCTTAACTGCTCCTGCAGCTGGACAACGGCTTCTTTACCATGATGAGCCATAAATCTTAACGAATTATCTACTAAATCTCGTTTTATGCGCTCATCTTGCATATTACGTTTATCTATCCATTGCAACTCTCGAATTGCAACATCTTTTGGCATAGGACAATAGATATTTTGACCCTTTTCTACAAATAACGATTTCAAAAACGTTAATTCTTCAATCCGCTCACACGGTACAATGTTTGCTGTCTTATTAGCCGAAGTGACCTTGTATCCAAGATCACCACAAACATCGGCTATAGTGCACCTATTAAAGTATTGGAGTGTGACATTATCTGCTACACAAATAACATCATCTCCATACGTAATAAGTGCAACATCACGCTCAAAATCACGAAGCGTTTCTGGAAGCCCCATAGTACGTCTTCCACTCAAATAAGACACTAAAATTAACCAAACATTGGTAATTGAATTAAACACATCTGTCATAGGGTTCCCAGACTTATTGCCTTGCTCAGTAAACATAACATGATCACCAACAACAACACAACTATTCTGTAATATATGTAAAAGTGCATGCCTCACAACATTCTGATCACGGTAATACTCATCTACGACTTCTCTAAAGAAATCAAAAGCTTGAGTTGAAACTGAACCATCATAATTGGAATAATCAATATCAAATCCTCTCGAACCCTTAACACGCAATTGATTAAGAATATTTTTCCATGCAGCTTCTTTATCAATACCAATAGCTGAACATGAAAAAGTTCCTGGATTACTTTTAATCCAATCCAAAAACCGACCAAAATACTTACGCACTAAAAGAGAAAATTCCAATGGTGGTTGCTCAAAAATACGAGTCTTACCCTGTACAACTTTCTCAACACTACGTAATTCATCTTTGAGAGTAGCAACCCATAATAAATCGGGTTCAATAACTCCCAGTTCACATTGTCTTTCGACAAATTCATAACGTTGGAGAAAAGTCATATCATAAATAGGAATAACACGCGTCCGAGCAACTTCAGTAAATTCACGAACATCATCTCGTAACGCAACAATCTCTTTCTTACCATCCTTAAACCATTTACTAATATACCCACAGCTGGTATTAAGCACTAATGGCTGCATAACATTAGTACCATTTAGTACTTCATGGTCAGTAAGCAGACTTACATCTCGATCATTACTAAACTTGCTTGCATACCACCTTACACACTTGCGCTGCTCCACAAGCGAAACAAACTTACTCGCTTGAGGAGCCTGCTTCTGTGCATTACTATACAAAGCATGTCGCCCTGGCCTTATGCCCTTCCATGAAGGCATATACCCATCTACCCAGTCGGGATGACTCAACCACCTTCTCTTATCAGTATTGCTAGGTGTAAAACTCTTAACAGCATGATCCTTGATTTTAACCTCACTCTCAACGTGAATATCAGAATCAAAATACTTATTAATTAAGGTACTACCTTGCAAATAACCATTCTCAACTAGTGGACGCACCTTAACACATTCAATAGATTGTAAAGCTTCGTCTATAAATTCCAAAATAAGAGGAGTCGCTCCTAATGGAGACTGACGACCTCCTATTATAGCACTATGCATCGCCACCAATGGTTTATTCTCACGCAAATCACGAATAAAATACGGCCTTCCACAGTCACCTGCCTTAGTTCTCTCATCAGTACTAGATTTAACATATAACATAGGAAAGACAATTTTACCCTTAGTATAAAAGTCCTCAGTAAACTCAATCAATTTACCACCCAAAATAACAGGCATATCATCAACTAGTTCAGAATCCATTATATCAGCCGGTAATTCCCTACCGTTTATAACACTCATAAACTCTTTAAGGGTGGGAATAAATTGACGCACTTTCGGACTACCATTAATATTCGCATTATGAAAATATACTACTCTCAAATCCAACAGTTCACCACCTTGGATCTTACCATGCGTACGCACTTGAGCACTATTATTGTCAGTAAATTCAACTTTAATCCAGCCAACATTCTCATTACGCGTATTTATTTTCTCTATTTGCACTACAACGTCCATCCCACTCTTCCGTTTATCTTGTAACGATAAATAAAAGTGATTAGGAACCAAAGCTGCTTTGCCTTCAAACATCATACAATACATGCCACCAACAACAATCTCTTGTTGTTGATCCCAAATACGTATCACGCGGACACAACGCCTCACTTTACTCTTCTTTTCATCAATCCCTTGAAGTAAACCCTTACTAGGTTTAGCTCGCGGTTTAACTCTAACTTTAGAAGAACCATCATATTGTGTTCCTTGCATAAGACCGGACAGTCCTTTAACAAACATCTTTATACCGTAATATAAAGCTGTTAAAATACTGCCCACTCCTACTATACCTACACAACACTTAATAATACCAGACCAACTCCGAACTGGTTCTAAAGATGCATAAATAGCTTGAAGAGCAACCACGGGACCACAACCCGTAAATTTATCCCACTCACTACAATTATACATATCAAAACTAGTTGATTTAGAAATCTTAGGGTCTAATCTTACAATGTCATCTAAATGACTTTCTCGCCAAGTTAAACCTGTATATATAGAATCTTCATCCAAATCCTTATTCAATATACTCTGGTGTACATTCCACACAATACGTGAAACTTCATCATACCATGTAGCATCAGGCTCAAGAGCATCAAAGAACAACTCTTTACAGAAATCATCCCCTTGACAAACTCCACTTAACACAGATTTAAAGCCATCATAGTGTAAAGCTTTATCTCTATAATCATTAGCTATTCCACTTATAAAAGTAGACCACGAAATACGCTCACATACTTGCCCTCTATTCACTTTAATTCTTTGAAAAGTCCAAACTTTATCAACTGCACTATTAACATCCTCTCGTAAAACGGGCTTAGATAGTGCATGGAGTAAACTACAAAACTTTGCCACTGGAGCATCACACATTGACGTAACTAATACAGCATGATCTTCAAATCGAGTACACAAAGCAGCAGGGAAAGTCAAACCATGAACAGAAGAAAAGTCTCTCGTATTGGATGATACTGCCACAAACTTGGACTTAAAGTACGTACCCTTATCTTCCAATGCTGCCATGTTTGGAATATAAGAAGTAGAAGAAATCATATTAATCGCTTCCTCTGCATCCTTGGCCTCAACAGTCTTCAAAAAATCGTCAATATATGCGATTAATTGTTGTCGATAACCATCATAAAAATTGGCATCAGGGCCAGTTGGTTTAGACCACACCTGTTGTTGCGCTTCATACATATCATTAGCTAGACCAAGTTCACATAATAAACTTCCAGCTAAAATTTGACCTGCCAAAAAAGACTTACCTACCTTACTATCACCAACTAAGGCGATACCAACAGGAGGAGTACGTGACACATATTCAACTTTACTTGCCATCAGAGACCACTTCATTACAATATCTGAACATTTTATGGCCTCTGGCTGAACTCTAACATTCAACCCACTAAACTTCTTAATTCTCACAGCACGCTCAACTAAACCAGTAAGTTTAGCACGTGTGGCAACATTCATTATAGTCTGCGGTGTAAACATATTAACCATATGACACTCATTAACTTCTTGAATAAAGCAACTTAATTCTTGCTTCGAAATTTGTAA